CGATGATCTGGCAGCCTGAGTTCACAGATAAAACACTCTCCAGGAAAACCGGGGCGGTTCATTATAGCCTTTCAGGGCATATTTGGTTTGTAGCGACGAAACCAGTGATTTCACTTCTCCTGACTTCCCTGTCACGGGGTCTGTCAGGGTCAGGCGAACCAGTTCTTTTTTGCGATATTCCAGAACGATGTTGTTGTTGCGATCCACCAGATCAAAACGGCTGCCTGCAAGGCTACGCCGTGCATCGACTTCATTCGGGTCAAGCTGTTTCTGCATCGCGCTTCCAGGTTGCCAGGTAAAATCGACGGCAAAACGGGTGTCATTTTCGCCCTGTTTACCCTAGCGTTGCTCCGCGCTGAAGGTCATCAGCGGGAAGGGGGTATAGTTAAGTCCAGCGGTTATGGCATGAGGATTACTTTGCCGATCATCTTTATCGAACAGGGCCACTTCATCGCCATAATACTGTTCATAGACCAGTTTACCGCCAAGGTGCGGCCAGGCGGGTAGCCAGCCTTCTGCGCGTACATCCCAGCCATTGGCCGGGCGTGCTTCATAATCGTTGTCCAGTTCAGGTGCGCTGCGCCAGTTGGTCAGTCGCAAATAGCCGTTACTGCTTAATTTTAGATAGTCGCGCCAGTACTCCGCGCCAATGCCGGCGCGGGAGTGGTAACGGCTAAGATCGTGGTCGAAAAAGAAGTTGATGCCCGACATCCATGTGGGAGTGAAATGACGCCAACCCAAGCCGTTGTTAATCTGCGTACGCTCGTCAGTACGATGGAGAGTATGCTGACTGAAAAAGAGATTATCAGGCGTTTCATACCACGGATGGAGAAAATCGAACTGGGAGTTCTTCAGGCTAAAATCTTCATCCACGCCCAGCGTGATTCTTGCGGTACCGAAGCGGCTTAACCAGTCTGTCATTGCGCCTGAAGCCTGAGAAGAGGCCCATCCACGCGCCATATTTGCCGCTTGCTCGCTGTTCATATCCTCGGCGAGCAGAGACCCGATTTGCTGTGAAGTACTGGCTATCTGTTGCTCAAGGTTGCCACTGCTATTACCCGGTGGCGGGGTTAAATTATTTTCACTAACTTGTGCCGGGACATCCAGTTCATCACCCTGGCGGACATTATCAAAACCTCGAGCAAACGTACGAAACTGGTTGAGTTTGCGTAACTCAGCCACCGAAATACCGAAACGTTCGGCAACGCTTTGGGCCGATTCCAGCGCTCCAAGGGTGTAGGGCACCGTATTGGCATTTGCAATGGCAATTTGTGTAGGAACTGGTTGTTGGGTTGCGGCGTTTACCACACCTTGTGCTGCCGCAGCCATAGGGAACACAAGTTGAGTTATCAGGCAGATACCCGCAGTTAAGCGGCGTAGTTTAATTCCCATCCCGCATAAGATTTGTCGGTCATTTATTTCTTCTCCACTTCTCTTCTTCGTAGCCATGCTTACCTTCCCTGAACGAGCTAACATAAATGCGCCCTTTCTAGCACAGCGAAAAAATGTAAATCCTGATAGCAATATGATTGAAAATTAATAACTTTTCGTTAGGCAGTTTTGGATGTGAGTTGCAAGAGGGGAGACTACTGAATAACTCAAGTTTTATAATCGAGGGGAAAATGGTGATGGCGTTCATAGCAAAACGCCCTCAACCATAAAGGTCGAGGGCGCTTAAGATGTTAAAAACCCGCTATCCGTTAAAAAACAATGTTCAACTAAGGTCAGTGACATTGCGCTAAAAAAGCGAATTTTTAGAATTTGGCTCCTCTGACTGGACTCGAACCAGTGACATACGGATTAACAGTCCGCCGTTCTACCGACTGAACTACAGAGGAATCGTGTGAACGGGGCGCATATTACTTAGCGGTACCTTGTCTGTCAACACTAAATTTCATAAGTCATTTCAATTGGTTAATTAATCTGCAAAGTTGTTAATTAATGAACATTCGTCGCCGAAAACGAGTCTGTATCATTAGCGTGATGCAGTCTCTGCAAAGGATCTTGTTGATAAAATTGGCAGAAACGTTGCCACAATGAAGGGAAACGAGGAGCAAAAAGTTCTGGGGCGCTAAAGAAATATTCAGAAAGTACGGCAAAACATTCAGCAGGATCACTGGCAGCATAAGCATCAATGCTCGCCGCATTCTCGCCAACCAATTCGATTTCTTCCTGAATGTTGTTCATTGCAGCATGAAGATCGTGTTCCCAGCCAGCAACCTCACGCAACGGAATAAAGGGAACTCCGCTGGCGCGATCGCCGTTACGGGTGTCCAGCTTATGAGCGACTTCATGAATAATCAGGTTAAAACCAGAAGCATCAAAAGAATCTTGTATATCCAACCAGTTCAAAACGATAGGCCCTTGCTGCCAGCTCTGACCTGACTGAACAATACGTTGGTTATGCACCAGACCGATATCGTCTTCCCATTCATCATCGACCACAAATGGCGCAGGATAAATTAAGACTTCATGAAAACCATCCAGCCATTCCAGTCCTAACTCCAGAACGGGTAGGCAAAATAGAAGTGCTATCCGGCAGCTTCTTAATGAATCCAGTTCAAAGCCCTGTAAAGGAACAAGCCGCTTTTGCTGTAAAAAACGTTCGGCAAGAGTGACTAATTTGCTTTGTTCCTGTTCCGTCAGACACGTTAAAAGGGGGATCGATAGTGCTTCCTGCCAGGGAAGGGCAGTTTGATGTGCTGATTCTTGTACTTTCCAGGGCCACTTAATCATCGTTTTGCTCGCAAACTCGTCACTTGAACAAAATTGCACGGACAGGGACTGTTAAAATGCCAAATTTCCTGGCATCATGGCAACCATCTGAACGGAGAGATGCCGGAGCGGCTGAACGGACCGGTCTCGAAAACCGGAGTGGGGGCAACTCCACCGGGGGTTCAAATCCCCCTCTCTCCGCCAAAATTCAATCACTTACACGCCATCAAGTCAGTGATAAAAATCACACTTGGAATTACTTGGAATATTTTGTTGGAATATTCTGGGGTAAAGGTACATCCAGTGTAGGTGAGATCTTCACTTTCCTGTCATAGATTAATACCTGTCCTTCGGTCTTGTGACCAGAGAAAAGTTGTTTATCCCGGCTACTACCTTCGTAATCTGATATCCCCTTGGCTTTAAGGTCATGGAACGTAAAATCGGTGGCGATCCCAGATATCTGTCCTGCTAAATTTCTTGCCTCAACCCACATTTCATTAAATCCTTTATACATGTAACGGTTGCCGTACTGATTGCTGATTACATAGGCCGACTTGGGGAGTTGTTTGGCTTTTTCTATAACTGATTGCAGGCGGGGGCTCCAGGCTTTTATCTGTTTCTTTCCTGTTTTACCTTGCTGGATAAAGATCCCATCGTTTCCGATCTGTTCCCATTTCAGAGATAACACATCGGAAATCCTTGCTGCGCACAGATATGCAATTTCCATCGCGATAAAAACAGGCACAGGAGCCACGCTTAATACGGCCTGGTATTCTTTGTCAGTCACATAGCGCTCTCGGTTTTTTGCCTTGAATTTACTTACACCGGCACAAGGATTAGCCTTTACATACCCTCGTTCATACCCCCAACTATAAACGCGCGACATACTGCTTTTTTCATGGTTTGCCTGCGTTTTACTCTGCTCGCCTCTTTTGTCCATGTATCGTCTGATGTGCTCTGGTTTTACAGAATCGGCCAGCACCTTACCGAATACGGCCAGCAACTTTTTTTGATGTTGCAGATAATCTTTTTGAGTTCTAGGACTAAGCTCGCTGTAATAGGCGCTGGCGAGAAATTTTTCCCACAAACGCCCAAATGTCATTGCGCGATCGCGATGGTTAACCGTTTCTTCATACTTTTTCCATAATGCGGCTAAACCATCCTCGATTGCAGTTAAGGTTACAGATTCTCTGGATGTCGGTTTCCATACATAACTATATTTATTGGGGTATACCTTTGGCGGTAATTTTTCGTGTTCGGGATTTTTCCTTCGTCTTCCCATTAGATCGCACCGAAATCAGGTTCAGCCTCACGTGGTGGTAAAGTTTTTATACAGGTAAACAGTTCCCGACTGACGATCGGTTTTCCACTACGATTGGTATAGAACGGAAGCCCATTTTTTATTAACCAGTTGCGCTGGTGGCTTGCATATTTGCAGCCCGTTAACGTTTGCAATTCATTTTCGGTTAAAAATATGCTGCTCATAGCTATATCTCACAACCGCCGCTAACTATATGCCGTTAGCGGCGATCCGGGTTGAACATTAAAAATCAGCCTGACTCGGGATCAGTTTTTGCCAGATGGCTGAAACGTATTTTGCCTGGTAACGCGCATCGTGCAGGGCGTTATGGCGTTCACCTTCGAATGGAATAGTCGTTCTTGCGTCGAAATCCATCACCAGTCCCAGAGCAACCATCGTTCTTACATCGCGATCATTGGTGTAACGCCACGGGCAGGGGATCCCCTGCCGTTCATATGAACGGCGTAAAATCACGTTGTCGAAAGTTGCACCGTTACCCCAGACCTGAACAAAAAATTCACCGGAGTTTTCGTCGATAAATTCCCGTAATTGCAGCAGTGCATCATCCAACGGGATTTCATCGGTCAGAATGGAGGATTGTGCTTCGCGTGACTGTTTCAGCCACCACTTAATGGTGTCCCGATCGATGACCCCGCCTGCGGTTTCCAGATCGATAGTTTTGCTGAATTCTGGCCCCATATCTCCGGTTGCCGGATCAAAAAACTTACCGGCTATAGCGTTTATTGGCGCATCAGGATTTTTTCCCATTGCTTCAAGGTCAATCATCAGATGGTGCCACAACCTGCTGGTGGATGAGATTTCATGATGACCGTTCACTTTAATTAAGGGATTTGCTGTTTCGCCAGTTTTATTATCGCTGGCGTGATACTGATCGCTGCCAGTGTTCTCCTTGTGCAGATGTTCAGTGCCTTCCATTTCCTCCGGATCATTTTTCTGAGCTTCAGCCTGATTCTCTTCATCGAATGTTTCCTGGTAGGTTGCGTTCCCCATCACCGCACTACAGTCAGGACAGTTGCCGCCACCGGTCTGACCACATGTGGTGCAAACTTTTTCTGGTTCTTGTTGCACTACTGGTTCTGGTTGTTTTGTTTTTGGCTCGTTTTGTAACGCATTTGGGCTGTTTTGTTCCGCTTTATCCTGATTCTGGTCATCATCATCGCGACTCTGGATCCCCTTCACCCATTTTGGATCATTCGGGTCGCTAATCCCTTCAACAAATTCTCCGCGAGAAGCAGCCAGTAATTTATCTGCATCGACAGGATTTTTGGGTGGAATGTTTTTCTTGGCTTCATGGAGTTCTGCACGCAGTTTCTGATATTTCGCATCAACAGAATTTATCTGTGGCTGAGCATCCATCGACTGCGTGTCCTGATTATGTTCAGTTGTATCCGGTTCCACTGCTTCAGTCGTTGCCTGTTCATCTGCCATTGCGCCAGATGGCTGCGGTTTTTCTTCATCATCCTGTTTTCCTTCTTTTGTTACACGCTGCGGCATCGGGGCAGAGGAGCGGCCACAGGCAATATCCACGATTTCCGGATCAGGGGTGGCATGATCGGTTTCAGTCAGCACCTTATTCAGGTATTCGGTGACACGGTGGGGAGTAGCCTCTATACCAATTGGTGCTTCTTTCACGGACGCAACCACGATGGCGCGGGAGTAATCCTTGTGGCCCGGCATGGTGATGAATTTGCTGAAAAACACAGTAAATGGCGGTTTATTTTCAGCGATAATTTCCTCAATGCGTTTAGCGTGTGCGGGATGAAGGTTATAAATATCCACGTCCATTGAACGGGCCAGTACGCCAGTGGCTACGTCACGCGCCACTGACGCATCATCGTGGACAAAACCTTCGCCGCGATCGGTAAGAATGCCGCCGCCAGCGTTAGCGCCGGATGGCGTGCGGCTGATGCGTGAAACACTATTTCCTTTCATCCACTCTTTTGTAAGCAGACCGCGATCGGTGTAGTCAGCGCCCAGGTATGCTTCGATAAAAGAGGTCATCAGTCCCAGGTCCGAATTTACGGGGGCGGGGAAAACTTTGTCAGTGTCTCGCACCAGTTTGTACAAATCCCGAATCTCCAGCGGTTCGAGTTGCACTGCTTTATTTGAGATGGCCAGCGCGGTAACGGCGGGAAGTTTTTCATCCTGTGCGTTATGTAATGCGCGCAGTTTGTCCAGTGAAACGTGCGTGACCGGTTTTTCGCTGTTGTGTTGCGCCAGCCAGCGAACAGGCAGAATCTGACCTGAAACCGGAAGAAGCATATTCTCCTCAATCTTAGCCATGTCTTCGCCGTTGACGTTGGTATTGTCAGTACTGGCTGGTTTGTCCGGAACAGAGGGCGCGATAAGTATCATTGTGATACCATCTTCTCCGCCTTTTTCGTATCGGTTGCAGAATTCAGTATCAAACACACCTTCCGGTGGAAGGTCATTCACAACGGGTAAATGGACGCGGATGGGTTTTTTAAAATCCTCTTCGTCAAATCCGGCATCGTCCATTGCAGCAACACCGCGTGATATTGCAACCGATAATTTTTTTGCTGTGCGCCAGTAAAAACCACCTTTAATCCCAAGGCGTTTTCTGACTTTGTCATTTTTGGCTTCGTAATATAGTGCAATTTCTTCTTTATCAGCGTTCATTGATAAACCTCATAACCATTTTAAGGATGAACAAATTCCTGCCATTGCTGGTATTTTTAATCCGTTGGTATGGCGTTAATATGGCTGGAGGGTTATCCAGCCGGTATTTCGTTATTCAGGTTCAGCGACACTTTTTTTAACGGGAGGCATTCACCGGGGATTTTTTGTTCGTCCCTTACCTGAATGCAGGATGACTTACTGTCATAAATTCCGGTAATTACATTCTGCGGCTCACCCGTTATAAGAAAAACGGTCATCACCAGTGCAAATGCTGAGGTCACTGCTGTTCTCCGAAAATACCAAGTTCAAGAAGAGCAATTCGGGAAAGTATGGAATTATCATTGAGCAGATAAGGCTCATATTTCCGCATATTAATGGCATCCTCAGTAAACGCTTTATTACTGAGCAGAACACCAATATCAAAACAACCTTCAGACGTATTAACGTTTGGTAATAACGTTTCCATTATCGCGTCCTCAACAATGAATTTTGTGATGCAGTGCCTGGTGCCTCCAGGTGACGTTAACCAGTTAACAATTAACGCCGGATACAGAGAATCCACCCATAACACTGTTTTTGGTTTTAACTGTTCCGCGTGCGCTTAGCCGCATTCACCGCATCACAAAATTCACTTTAAAAAGGGCGGCAGAGCAGTCACGGAGTAAAACTGATACCGCCAAATGTCACCAGAAAATTGATAACAGAGGGCGTTGTAGCGGGGTTGTCACTTAAGCGTATGGTCAACCTGACAACCCGGTGCATTTTCTGGAGCAATGGAGGAAACCCCAGCCATACTTACCGCCGCGCCATTTCGCGGATTGCCACAACCGGAAGCGCACGGTCGACGAAAATTTAACGATAGGCTATCTATGAACCAGCAACCTCGCCGTGTGCTTTCGTGTTGTGTGCCTGCTTTTTACCACGTCAGGCGAGGTGGTCCCCGTTATTCCCCAACAACAAGGATCTTGTTAATCTGGATATCCCCAACAACAATAAGAGTATTGAATGTGATCGCTGAATTAACGGCAGCAATGACGGCTATTCGTGAAACCGCCCAGATTGCAAAACTAATGAACGAGGCAAAAACTCAAGCTGAAGTAAATGCGGCTATTGGTGAACTGAACTCAAAGCTTGCATCTATTCAGCGCGAATGCGTGTCTCTCGTTGAGCTGGTGGGCACTTATCAAGAAATAAATGCTTCTCTCAAAGCTAAAATTGCAGAATTTGAAAACTTTGAGGCTCAGACGGAAGGTTATATCCTTAGCCAACTTGAGTCGGGAACTTTTGTGTACTCGAAGGAGGTAACCGTGAACGGCGGCAGCATAATCATGCATCTTTGTCCAAAATGTTTTGGACAAAAGATAGTATCGATACTTCAGCCATTCCCGGTTAGAGAATATGAATTTTTTCATAAAAGCAGGTGCCTGTACTGTGAAAATCAGTTTCTTATGAATAAAAATCCGGATTACGTATCGCCTCCATCTCTTGAAGAGTTGGCCAGAAAACTGAACGGCAATCTGTAGATTTTTACTGTTATGGATATCCAGATTGTTAAAGAGCATGCCGGATGCTTGCTTGTGTCCGGCGCGTGTGCACCACTCCCTGAACCGCCCCGGGAATCCTGGAGACTAAACTCCCTGAGAAAGAGGTAAACAGGATGACTAAAAATACACGTTTTTCCCCCGA